AAAGATACCGGCCCAAGCAAGAACAGCGGCAAGGCATACGAGGTCACGAAGGGCGGTCTCGCGCTGGTCCAGAATATGCTCGGAGAAGACGAATGAACCGAGAGAACATCCTCGCGCTGGCGACGGACTATGTGACGAAGGACCGCGCCGAGACACACGGCGACGCAGAGCGCAATTTCGAGACCATCGCGCTCTACTGGACAATTCACTTGGGGATCGAGATCATGGCGACGGATGTCGCGGTGATGATGACGCTCCTCAAGATCGCGCGCATCAAGAGCAACGCTGGCAACGCCGACAACTGGGTCGACGGGTGCGGTTATCTCGCCTGCGGGGGTGAGATCTCGACCTCCTCGGAGCGCGCCGAATGACCGCGCAAAGTATGGTTTTTCGTTCTCTCTTTGTTCAGGAGGGGAGGACAGATTTCCCTATAGTGTTATCCTCTCCTCTCCTCCTTGATCCTGACCGGTTGGAACCCGAAGGGGAAACCCCGCTAGCGCGGGGGTTACCCCTCCGGGGTTCTGGCCGATTTTGGGTCATCCCAGCCTTTTCTCTACTCCCAGCAAAGGATCTCCAATGGCGCGCTATCTAGGCATCGACCCCGGTCTTGGGGGCGGTCTCGCTCTGATCGAGACCAAGGAGGGCGCGCCTCCCGCGTTCGTGGCGGGGACGCGCGTCCCGATCGTCAAGAACAGGGGCAAGAGCATGGTCGACGCGCGTGCGCTCCTCGTCTGGCTGACAGATCTCGACCGCATCGACCAAGCGGTCATCGAACAGGTCGGATCCCGCCCGGGGCAGGGCGTCGTCTCGGCGTTCACCTTTGGGCGGGCAACCGGCGCGGTCGAGGCTCTGGCGCATCTTATGGCCGAGACGGTGCTCTGGGTGACGCCTGCGGTCTGGAAGCGCGACCTCGGGCTCGGCACAGAGAAGCGCGACAGCCTCGACCTATGCCGCTTGCGGTTTGGTGACGCCTTCACCTTCCGCGCTATCTCCGACGACGGCGTAGCGGAAGCCGCGCTTTTAGCGTATCATGCAGCCGGATACCGGTGAGGATAGATCATGGACGAGACCACAGCAAAGCCTGCACGCAAGAAGACGGGCCCCAAAGGGCCTAGCAAGCCGCTCGATGACCTCGAGCAGGTGATCGAGATGATCCGGATCCAGTGCACCCGAGATGAGATCTGCAAGGTTCTTAGCGTGTCAGAGGAGACGCTGAACCGCCGCATCAAGGAGAAGGGCATCGAGGGCGTCGATAATTTTGCGTCGCTCTATGAAAAGCACGCGAAGGAGGGCCGGTCCTCGCTGCGTCGCGCCCAGTGGAAGGCCGCGCATAACGGGAATGTCACGATGCAGATCTGGCTCGGCAAGCAGATGCTCGGGCAGCGCGACCAGATCAAGCAAAGCGTCGAGATCACCGGCGCGGACGGCGGGCCGATCCAGACGGTCGATTACTCCAAGCTCTCAACAGAGGCGCTCCTCGAGCTCTCGAAGGCGATGATCCATGCAGCTCCCGAAGATCACGACGGCGGACCGAGACTTAATTGAGGCGGAGCTATGCCGCCGCTCGGTGCTTTACTTCGCGCAAACCTTCTGGCCGGTGCTCGAACCCGGTCGCAAGCTCGTCACCGGCTGGCCGATCGAGGCGATCGCCGAGCACCTCGAAGCGGTGACGCGCGGCGAGATCCGCAAGCTCTTGATCACGGTCCCGCCGGGCTCGATGAAATCGCTGCTCACGCGCGCCTTCTGGCCGTCGTGGAGCTGGGTCTCGGGCCCGTCGCTGCGCTACATCGGCGCGTCTTACGCCGAGGCGCTGGCCGCTCGGGACAACCGGCGCGCCAAGATGATCGTCGAGAGCCCCCTATATCAGCGGCTTTTCCCGCACGTCCGGCTCTCGGACGATCAGGCGCAGAAGGTCAATTTCGCCAACACCGCGACCGGATCCATGATGGCGACCTCGGTCCGAGGCCGCGCGACAGGCGAACGCGGTGACGTCTTCGTCATCGACGACCCGCACAACGTGCTCGAGGCCGAGAGCGAGGCGATCCGCAGCGAGACGCTGCAATGGTTCCGCGAGGTCGTCCCGAGCCGCGTCAACGATCTGGATCGCAGCTCGTTCGTGTGCATCATGCAGCGCGTGCACCACGAGGACGTCGCAGCGGCGGCGATCGAGCAGGGTTACGAGCACCTTCTGATCCCTATGCACCACGACCCCAGCCGAGCACGCACGACCTCGATCGGGTGGACGGATCCGCGCACCGAGACCGGCGAGCCCATGTGGCCGGAGCGGTTCTCGGCGCGCGCCGTGGCAGAGCTCGAGACGACGCTCGGGATCTACGCCGCCTCAGCCCAGCTCGAGCAGCGCCCGACGCCGCGCGAGGGCGGGCTTTTCAAGGCGGACAAGATCCAGACGATCGACGCCGTTCCGCCCGACGAGGAGATCGTCTGGTGCAGGGCGTGGGACTTGGCAGCGACCGACGGCGGCGGGGCTTACACCGCAGGCGTGCTCGTCGGATGGCGCGTCGCAGCGCGCAGGGTCATCATCGCAGGCGTCCGGCGCGAGCGCGTCGGTCCCGAGGGCGTGCGGCGTCTCATCGAGGACACGGCAGAGATCGACGGGGACGACGTCCCGATCTCGATCCCGCAGGATCCCGGCCAAGCAGGCAAGGCGCAGGCGCGCGACTTCACCGTCCGGCTTGCCGGTTACCGCGTGCGGGTCGAGCCGCAGACAGGCTCGAAGGAGACGCGCGCCGAGCCGCTCGCGGCGCAGGTCGAGGCAGGGAACGTCGACATCGTGACCGGTCTCTGGAATAGAGACTTCATAGAAGAGCTTCGACATTTCCCGAGAGGCGTGTATAAGGATCAGGTGGACGCCGCAAGCTCTGCATTCAACGCAGTAGCACCTAAGCGTCAGAAAAAGACCGGTCTTTTTGTGGTCGGGGATCATGTGGGCAATAGAGCGAGTCCGAGCTGATGGCACAAGCACCAAAGAAGGCAACGGCGACCCGCGAGCTGGGGGCGTCTGGATCCTACGGGATGAACGACCAGCTCCGTCCAGACGAGTTTCTCCCTAAGCTCCGGGGGCTCAACGCGACGCGGACGTTCCGCGAGATGAAAGACAACGACCCAGTGATCGGCGCGATCCTCATGGCGTTCGAGATGCTCCTGCGAGCGGCAGAGTTCCGTGTCGAGGCGGTGAACGACAGCCCAGAGGCCGAAGAGGCGAAGCTCTTCGTCGAGCAGTGCTTCGCAGACATGGAGGGAACGGTCGACGACTTCCTCGCCGAGGTGCTGACCTTCCTCCCCTTCGGGTTCTCGGTCTTCGAGGTCGTCTACAAGATCCGAGGCGGGCGCAACACGAGCGACACGACGCGCTATTCGCAGTTCGACGATGGCCGCTATGGGATCCAGAAGCTCGCACCGCGCGCCCAGTGGACGATCGACCGCTTCCTGACCGACGCGAACGGCGCGATCACCGGCGTGCGGCAGACGGCGCTCACGCTCAAGATGGGATCGGTCGAGATCCCGATCGAGAAGCTCCTGCACTTCCGCACCTCGACGATCAACAACGACCCGAGCGGGCGCTCGATCCTCCGCAACGCCTTCACGTCTTACCATTACGCTTCCCACATTCAGATGATCGAGGCGATCGCGGTCGAGCGCGAGATGAACGGGATCCCCGTTGGGCGCATTCCGTCCGAATATCTGGCCGACAGTGCAACGGCAGCACAGCAGGGGTTCACGAACGCCTTCAAGAAGATCCTGCGCGACGTCAAGTTCAACGATCAGGGGTTCATCCTGATCCCCTCGGACGTCTACGAGAACGACGACGGCTCGAAGACCTCGATCCCAATGGTGCAATTCGACCTCGTGACCGCCAAGGGGACGCGCGCGATCCCGACCGGCGACGTGATCTTGCGGCATCAGCAGAACATCGCGCGCTCGGTGCTGGCCGACTTCCTGATGCTGGGCAGCGGCGACAAGGGCTCCTTCGCGCTATCGAAGAGCAAGACCGACCTCTTCTTGGCAGCGGCGGCGGGTTACACCGAGGCGATCTCGTCGGTGCTAAACCGGCAGCTCCTCACCCGGCTCTGGGAGCTCAACGGGTTCGATCCCGAGCTGATGCCGTCGATCACCTTCGGTGACATCGCGCCGGTGGATCTGGCCGAGCTGGGCGCGTTCGTGCGCGACATCGCGGGCGCGGGGATGCCGCTCTTCCCCGACGACGACACCGAGAACACGATCCGGCGCGCAGCCGGGTTCCCCGAGAAGACAATGGACCCCGATCTCCTCGGGGCCGCGCCCGTTCAACCTCTCGACACAGGAGTTCCCCAGTGAGGTTTAAAGTCTACCCACGCGACATCTGGATCGACGTCGACATCTGGAACATCTACGCGATCGAAGCGTCGATGTCCGGCAAGACGATGATCCTGCACGTCCCCGGCTTGCAGATCCCCGTCACGAACGGGCAGGATTACATCAAGACCGACGCCTTCGCGCGCGACTTCATCGAGATGAGCGAAGAACGCTGGATACGGCCCTCGGCGATCACCTCGATGCAGCGGTTCGGCGACGATTATGTGCGCGTGCTGCTCTCCGGCGTGCGGCAACCATTCGACCTTTTCCCCAGCGAGACCGTCTCTCTGCGTGAGGTCTATA